CGGTTCTACTTTAGATGGAACTACTGGGCTGCCTGAAATTACAACAGATGGTACATCTGCACAATCAGCAAGTGCAGCTTTGGGAAGTTTAAATATTAATGCTGCACATTTAACAGATATCCAAGGTGTAGTTCCTATACCAGCAGGATTTGCAGTTGGAGACGATGATATGGTTGCATCTGTATTATCAATTGGAATGGTATGTAAAGCAGAACCTGGAAGCACAAGCTTATATGCTTTTGGTATATCTACAACAGGCGACACTATCAGCACAAGTTTTAATTTTAAGTTTGGTATAGTAAAGGACTAATATGAAAATTAAACCTCTTATTGCAGGAGCATTACGCCCAAATCCAATTAAGATTGATGATGACAATAATGACAATAATCAACCTATTGATTTAATAGTTCCTACTTCTATTTCTAATGGCAAATCATATGTAGAGCTTGGAGGCACAGATGAATTTTTAAGTTGTGCAAATACATTTAAGCCTGGAACAGGTGACTTTACTGTTGCCGAATGGCTAAAAACTCCTAGTCCTTTTTTAAATACAACGCCTGTTTATGGTTTTTCTAAATTTAAAGATAGCCAAAATTATATTTATGCTGGAATTTCATGGAACGTGTTTCCACCAGGTCATTTTATATTTTTTATTGGATTAGTAAATAATGTAGCGGTTGCACAATATTATGTAAGAAATGCTGCAACCACAAATTATGGAGGACAATGGATACATCTTGCTTTTGTTTTTGATAGAAGTGTAGGAGCTGGAGGAGGAACTGCATATATAAATGGTGCAGCAATAACACCAGGCCAAACATTTTTTAATACCACCACTACAGATACTGCAGATTTTGATGCACCTTTGCAGTATGGCAGAGTAAATGCTGGTACAGGATATGCTTACACATCAAGCGGCCATGCAGTAGCTGATTTAAGATTTTATAGAAAAGCATTATCTGCTGATGAAATGGCAACACTATATAATGAGTCTATAATAAAAAGAACTAATGCAGTATCTTCAGATATAAAAGGAAGATTAGGCAATATGTGGACTTTTGGAGATACGAAGGGAGATATTACTACGCTTTTGCCTGGTAAGTTTAATGATGTCCCTCAATGTCTTAATACAGATAATTATTCAGATGAAATAAATAATAACAGAAATTCAGTTGGTGAACTTGTGGCTAATGGAGACTTTTCATCAGCTTTAGATAGTAGTGAATGGACAGTTACAGTTCAAACAGGTTCAGGCAAATGGGATGTTGCAAGCAATGCATGTGTAGCGACTTTAGATGGAAGTGTTCTTAATAGCGTTGCAAATAATGCTGTTCTTGGCGGACTGTATTCAATAAAATTTGATTTTACATCTACAATAAATGTAGGAGGCTCAGCAAATTTAAAAATTTATTTTGGAGGTGTGAGCACTGATAATTTAGTTGCAACTTTAAGTTCATCTGGTACATATGAATATACTGTGAGAGCTTTTGGTACAACTCCAAATGTGTCTTTTGAAGCTGATATAACAAATAGTGGTGGTGTAAATAGAGTGGGCGTAGACAATGTAAGTGTGACTAGAATAAGCCATAATGCATTTATTGGACATAATCTTGAGTTAACTGATTTCAAAAAACAAAATGTATCAAATAAGCCTAAAGGAAGATTAAATGCATAAATCAGATTATACATATTATATTGTAAATGAAAATAATTTAACAGGAGAACAATTTTTAAATTCAAAGCTTTCTAATCTAGCACACGCTAGAAAAAGTACTAATGGTAATGTTTTAATATATACAGATGACCCATCTAACTCTTGTTTTTCTGGTTTGACAGCGTACACATACTCTGAAATATTAGTACAGTTGCAAGAAGAAGAATGGAATCCAATAGTAATGGGAGGTGAATAATGGCTAAGAAAAATTTTAAACCGCATATGATGTATAAGGATGGTAAAACTGTAAAAGCTGATACCTATGAAAAACATATAGCATATGGTAAACAAGGTTATACTCATACAAAAAAACAGCAAGGTGGTTACATTAGTGGACCTTCACATGCTCAAGGTGGAGTGCCTATTGAGGTTGAAGGTGGAGAATATGTAATCAGAAAAAGTTCAGTCAATCCACAGACGGAGGCTGCTTTGGAATATATTAACAAATTTGGTAAATTACCAGTGCAGGATGCACGACAAAGAGGAGGAAAAAATGCCAAACGTAAAGAAAAATAGAAACGCAGGGGGAATGAAGTTCCCTAGCACAAAAGAAGGAATGGCTCAAGCAAAGCAATATTCCATGCAATCTGGCGGCAAGGTTGAGTTAGATAAAATGGAAATGGGCGGAATGATTAAAGAATATTTACATGGTGGAATGGTTCACAGTCCAATGATGTCACCAATGATGCAAGGCGGAATGTCTTACAAGAAAGGTGGCAAAGTAGAGATGGATAAAATGATGGGCGGTGGAAAAATACATTATGGTAAAAAGAAGATGCCTCATGGTGGTAAAGTCCATGGTAAGAAAAAAATGGGCGGTGGCGGAATGGTATACGGAAAGAAAAAGAAGTAATGCCAATATTCGTATACGATAATAATAAAGGAAAAGTTGTTGAAGTTGAGCACGCTCCTGTTAGATTAAATAATACAAAAGACCATGTTAATATGAGAACTACTTGGAGTAATCAAACCAAGATAGAGTTTTCATCAAAGACAATGGCTCAAGATATAGCTGACAGGAGAAATGGCTAGTGGCTTGGAATTTTGCAGAACAAATACATTCATTAACAGGATTTGATGCAGCCTCAACTGAAGACACAGTAACTGGTGAGGATTTTAATATATTAGCAAATCAGTGGTTGGTTGATGCAGCTAAAGAAGTTATTAATTTGCTTCCTAATAAATTAAAGATGAAATGTGTAAAAATAGATTCTTTAACAAACAGTACACCTATGGATTTAGATGGTAAAGGAAAAATTTTTCATGTAACACGTGAAAATGCAAACTCAGGATATCATATTGGTTGCAGAGAAGTAGACCCAATCTACGGTGGCTCTGCTGATGATTCTTCAAGTATTCACAAAGCAAGCTCAACAGACCCTGTATATTGGATAGAAAGTGATACTGGAGGTGACCCAAAACTTTTTGTTAAGCCTGACCCTACTTCAGACCAGCCTGCAAGAGTTCATTTTTTATCTTATCCTCCAAACTCTACAGTTTGGGATGGTAGCAATCTTCCAGGTGCAGCTACATCAATTTCTAATTTTCCTGATGAAGCTGAATATTTAGTTGTATTACGAGCGTCTATAAATGCATTAGAATATCAAGCAGTGCAAGAAGAAGACCCTGAATTATATCTTCCATTAATACAAAACTTAAAACAAGATTATAATCAAGGATTGCAAATGATTGGAGCTTTGCAATCAAAAGGAGCTGAATAATGACAGTAAAAAATATTATTGAGCAAGCAGAAAAAATGTTTGGAAGACAGTCAGAACAATATATGTTTCAGTTAATTAATGATGCATTAGATACAATAGCTGCAGAAAAACAACATCGCATAGTTTCTAAAACAACTAATTTGATAGGCTTTGATAGATGGTATACTTTAACAGATGATGTTATCGATATTAAAAGAGTAGAAATAAAAGACACTAATGATAGATATATAATGATACCTAAACTTGCGGACCCACATTTACTTCTTAGAGGGGACACCGATGATACAGCTAGCACTTGGTCTGATACTGATGCAGGAGACGATTCACTAACTTAGGAGTATTATGGCAACAGAAAAAAGAACATATCCAAATAGTACATTTGCTTGGTATAATGATGATGAAAGATTGGCTATTTTATGCGAAGATACATCAAATGTCTCAGGTGAAAGAACTCAAGAAAGATATGATACATATCAGGGCAGTGATGTTACTAATGGTATAAGAATTACGTTTCATTCTAAATATGATACGATAAACTCACAAACTCAAGACTTAAAGGCAGATGCTGGATTAGATAGTGGCTTACATCCTATGGTTCTTTGTTATATAAAAGCAAGACTATTTGAAGATGCAGGAGATATTGAAAGAGCATCATATTACAGAAGAATGTTTGAATCTGGTGTACATAAATACCCATTGCGTAAATCTGGCGTTAGAGCACTAGCTGTGCCACGAATATGATAAAAGATAGACTGCAAGAAGAAGTTCAGGCATACAATGCATTGAATGAACAAAAAAAAGAATTAGAGTTAAAGCTTGGTGGTATTAGTAAAGAAATGTTAAAGATACTTGGCAAGATAGAACTGCTAGAAGATTTGGAGAAAAACAATGATAAGTAAAAACGCAAAAGACAGAAGAAACCCTAGCTATAAAAAAGGTGGCAAGGTAAAGTCTAAAGTAAATGAGGCTGGTAATTATACAAAGCCTGGAATGAGAAAGCGTTTATTTCAATCAATCAAGGCTGGCTCAAAAGGTGGCCCTGCAGGTGTTTGGAGTGCTAGAAAAGCACAGATGCTTGCAAAAAGATATAAAGAAAAAGGAGGAGGGTACACATCGTGAAACTTTCAAAGAAACAAAAAAAGATTGCAAAAGCTGCAGCACCTTTCAACAAAATTACAGGAGCTGATTTCAAAGCATTGCGTCAAAATGATGCAAGAGAGCGTAGTTCACGCATACAGTAATGGCTCTTAAAAAATCACAAAAATCTTTAAATAAATGGACTGGTGAAGATTGGGATTATGTCAGTGCAAAAGATAGACGTAAACCTAAATCAGAACGTGGTAGATATTTACCTAAGTCTGTAAGAGAAAGTCTTACACCAGCACAAAAAGCTTCTGAAAACAGAAAGAAGCGTAAAGCTACAAAATCTGGCAAGACACATGCAAAATATGGTAAGGCTGTATTATCAAAGATGAGAAATCGTTAATGCAAAAAAAAGATGCAAGATTAAGACGTGCTGGAGTATCGGGCTATAACAAGCCTAAGCGTACTCCTGGGCATCCAAAAAAATCACATATTGTTGTGGCAAAAGAAGGTAATAAAGTTAAAACAATACGATTTGGTCAGCAAGGAGTAAAGACAGCAGGTAAGCCTAAAAAAGGCGAATCACAGAAACAAAAAAATAGACGCAAGTCATTTAAAGCAAGACATGCAAAAAACATTGCTAAAGGCAAAATGTCTGCAGCATATTGGGCTAATAGAGTTAAATGGTAGAAACAATGAAAACAAATTTAGTTGCAGTCACAGGTATAAGCGTTACCTGGATTGAATGGCTTCCAGTTACGGTTAGGGTGCTGGTTGGACTTGCATCATTTGTATACATCTGTGTAAAGATAAGAAACGAACTTAAAAAATAGGTTTATATGAAAAAAGATAAAGGTGTTGTAAAACGAGTATTCGTTACACCAGATAAACACTTTCCACTAGCGGATAAAAAAGCAATAAGCGTAGTTAGGAAAGCAATAGAAATAGTAAAGCCTGATGCATACATAGACATAGGCGATGTTGGTGAATGGCATGGATGCTCTCACTGGCAATGGGCAAAGAAAAAAAGGCCACCATTAGAATATCAGTTGCCTTTTATTGACAAAGACGTAAAAGATGTAAATGCAGGAATGGACTTAATTGATGAGTCTTTAGATAAAGCAAACTGCAAAGAAAAATATATGATTGAGGGTAATCATGACGACTGGATGAACAAGTTTGTTAATGAAAACCCATACTTAACACAATATAGGTTTAACGAATGCGTAAAATTAAAAGAAAGAGGATACAAATATTACAAGGCTGGAAAGTATTTAAAGATTGGAAAGCTACACTTTTACCATGGCCATCACTTTGCGGGTGTTCATCATACAAGGAATCATCTAATACGACTGGGAGCGAATGTAATGTATGGTCATCATCACGATATCCAACAGTCGTCAATGACTCACATAGATGGACCCAAGTCAGCATGGAGCATTGGTTGTTTGAAAGACATGAGCGATGAAGAGAATGAGTGGCTTGGAGGCAGACGTATTAACTGGTCACATGCATTCGCCATCGTTGATTTTTACACTAGGGGTCATTTTACAGTACATGTTATACAGATAATTCAAGGTAGAACATCATTGTGGGGTGAACTAATAAATGGATAATTATGGAAGAGCAATTACAAAAACAAGCGGAAGGTATCTTAGGGAACTGGGTATGGTTATTTGTATCTGGGGTTGCTCTTTTATTATTTAAATCCACAATAGAAACTGTGGTTGAAGGCTTAAAGGTCTTCATGGGGAAAGATTTAAATACGGATGATGTTGTTGTTCTTGATGGTAGACCAGCACGATGTATACGAGTGGGAATATGGAAGACAACATTTTTTGCGTATGATATAGGAATGGCAGAAGGAAAGCCTTATGTCAAAGGTGGTACAAAGATACAAATACAGAATGATAAGCTGAAAGACCACGTAATTGAAAGGCCATTACAGATGCTTGATTTAAGTAAGTGGGAGGAAAGATAGTATGGGGACGTGATTATGATTATGATGGCTGTAGGGCTAGGTATATTTCTTGAAAACTATGAGAGTAAAAATCCATGTCCAAGTCATTGCATGATTAATCATGAACATATTATAAGTAAAGATGCTGCAGAAGATAGTGATAGATAAAGTAATTCAACTTGTTGCAAAAAAATTTAAGATAAGTAAAATCTTAGATTACGTTGAAAAGCCTAATGAGCTTGATGTAAAAGTTGATAGCATAGAAACCACTTTGCTTCAGCATGGTAGGTTAATAGAATTTTTAATTAAAGACTCACACCCAAAGAGAGATTTTGTGGAATGTGAGAAATGTAAGAAACCAATCAAGGAGAAAGAATGAAGAATGTAGTAGCAATCATTGTAAAAAACTTGTTTAGTGAAAAAGTGCTGAAAGAAGTTTTTGTTAAAGTTGGAGACTATTTAGTAGCTTCATCAAAAAATAAATTAGATGATAAAGTATGGGACATTTGCAAAAATAAATTAATGTAAATGGCAAAACAAGAATACAAAATATTAAGATTTGAAGGAGGCACAAACAATAAGTTTGACCCAAGAGATATTGCTGACAATCAAAATGCTTTTGGTGCATTATCTGTAAGACATCCAGGAAGACTTGTAAAAGAAGGTGATGCTAAAAATTTATATAGTAAAACAAATATTAATGGCCTGGCCATAACACCTATAGATGCTAGCCCATCAACAGGCGGTTTTACTAGTGGGCTTGGATTGTTTTCATTTTCACATGATTATAATATGGACTCAACTCCAGTTGAAGTTGATACAGACTATATTGTTATAAATGACGCAAACCAAATTGAAGTTTATGACCCCAACAAAGATAGTTCTGCTGGTTGGGCTGATAAATTTACATTAGGCTCAAGAAATACAACAGTTAAGCCTGAATATTATAATGTTGATGGAGCATTAAGAGTATGTGATTCAAACTTTGAAGTTAAGGATGTTAATATAAATACAGATTTAGCTATAACAAAAAATGATTTTAAAATAGGGATAGATAATTCTGCTGCAATTTTAGCAGGACATGTTATACAAATAAATCAAGAAATAATGTATGTAACATCTGGTGGTGATTCAGGAGCAGTTGATGAAATTACTGTTATAAGAGGTTTTGCTAATACTAAAATTACATCCCATTTAACCAATCAAGATATATTTTTTGTTAATGTTCCTAAATACTTTGGACATATAAAAGCAGATAGATTATTTGAATGTGAAACATCAAACTCTGTAAATGCATGGACTGAGGACGTACAGACTCCACAGCCTCCAAACAATACACGTAAATCTGA